ATAGCAAAATTGTGAACCAGAAGCTTATTAAAGGAGTTACTCTAACTGGTCTATATAAACTATCAGGGTTTACTTTAACAATCTCAGAACTTCCTTTTAACACTGAACGTGAAGACTATATTGCGTTACTTGATAAATTAGAAGAATCTGGTAAAATTGTTTCTTATACGGAAGAAATTAGTTCAGAAAGAGTTCATATTGTTGTTAAATTGAAACGTGATTTTTTAACAACAGATACAGAAAAAAATCATCAATTAATTTTAAAAGAATTTAAGCTACAAGAATCTATTGCTCAAAATATTACTGTATTAGATGAAAATAATAAATTGAAAGTATATGATGAGCCAAAAGAATTAATTAAGGATTTCGTGGATTTTAGATTAACGTATTTTGATAAACGTATTCAAAACAACATCAAAAAAGAAACTGATAAATTTAATTTAGCTACAGCAAAAATTATTTTTATCAAAAAGGTGATCGATAAAGAAATTGTTTTGGATAAATTATCAAGAAAGGAATCAATTAAACTTATTGAAAGTTACAATGAATTAAAAGATTATTCAGAAGAACTTATTAACATGAAGCTTTATCATTTAACAACAGATGAAGTTAAAAAACTGGAACAGCAGCAAGAAGAACTAAAAAAATCTTTAGATTATTGGAAAACTACTACTGCTAAAACAGAATATCTTAAAGACTTATAGAACAAGTGAGGTAAGTTATGAAATTATTAAAGAAAATTATTATTGCTATACTTTTATTAGTTGCTGGCGCTGGAGCATATGTTGGATATTATTATGTAACACATGATCAAGTAGTTTCTCCTCAAAAATACAAGGAATCATTAATCCTAAAAAATAAAGTGTATGAAAAAGATTTAGTTCAAAAAGAAGGCGTTTCGTTTACTACAATGGGTAAATGGAATTATTTCAAATCAGAATTAAACTGTAATACTGATAAATATATCAAAGCTTACAGACTAGGTGCTATAGATTATAAGAAATGTACCGAAAAAGAATCATTAGAATATTCACCGGATTTGAGTTATAGCACAGATAAATTAGACAGATTAATTGATGATGCAAATGCTTTTGATCGTTATGTTTCTAGCGGAGACTTTGAGAAAAATAAATTTAAAGTAAACACCCCAGAAGAAGTATTTACATTTTTAATTGAAGGCCATGATGTTGTTAAATCATTGTATTCAGACATGCAGTCTGGTAAATTAAGAACCAATGATAAATTTTTTGTATCACAAATTACATGCGATTTTGTTAATGCATCAAAAGCAAAAGAAGAAAATAAACCATTTAAAAATTGTGATTCACATGATGTATTTAAATACTATAAAACAGAACGGTATATGACACTGTTGCGTAAATTGGCAAGTATTTAAATGTATCAATTATTTGGAAAAAAGATTAAAGAATATAAAAAACAATTATTCGAAGAACAAAATGGTTTATGCAAAATTTGTAAAAGACCATTGAATTCAGTTGGTGAAGCTCATCTTGATCATGACCACTCTGTAGTTGGCGAAAATGCCGGTAGATGCCGTGGGTTATTATGTAGAGCATGTAATGTCGCTGAATAGAGAATGAAAAATAGATTTATTCGAGAAGGGTTGAAAGGCAAAGTTGATTACCCTACATATTTAAGATCGTTAGCTGATTATTATGAACAAGATTTTACTAAAAATCCAATTCACCAAAATTTTCCAAATGATTTTATTAAACATTATAAGCGATTGTAGTTATCTGAGATGAAGGATTATTATAATCAATATAAATTTAATTTACCAGATGGAAAAATTACAAAAGAAATTTTGATTAAAGATTTTTCCAAACAATTTAAGAAGTATCAGAAGTAGTTATGAGTTTTAAAAGTTATACATTGCAAGAACAAGAATTAATTAAAATTTTTAGATTAAATCAAGGAAATCAATTTTTATCTGATTTTGTTGAATTATTTGAAAAAACTCATTGGGGGCCTAAAACATTTGTATGTGAATGCATTGATAATGTTATTGTTAGTGTCGTTAATAATGAAGAAATTATAGGACCATCTTCTAAAGAAGTTTTTAATGAAATGAAAATGTATGCTGCAGGCTACGCGAATGGACAGGTGATGAATAATGAATAATTTAGAATTTTATGATAAAGTAAAAGCAGCTCTAACAGATAAAGAACTGAAACGAGAAGTTATTTACATGATGGCCTCAGAAGGCGAAACTACCGATGGTTCTGGTTTTATTAAAGAATATGGGTATTATGAAGAAGTTTTAAATTTGTTAATGGGTAGTATGTTGAACACATTATCAGACGATAAATCTCATTATGCTGATGACTATTTACCATTAATCAAAACATTTTTCTACGGTTATTTTTCTGGACAACAAAAGATGCTTAAAAATTCATCTGAATTTTATAAACCAAAACAGGGTTGCATGCCTGCAAATATTAGACTTTACGGAGATGTTAGTGAAAGTTAAAATTTATGGATTTGATTCGTCATTAAAATATTGTATGTATTGTGAAATGGCGAAAAAATTATGTGCTCGTAAAAAAATTGATTTTGAATTTATTTCTGTAATTAGAAAAGCAGATAATCAAGATGGGTACGAATTAATCCCAGAAATCGAAAGTGAATTGGCTAAATTATTAAACAAGTCAGAATTAAAAGGAACAACAATGCCTCAGATTTTCGTTGATGAAAATCATATTGGTGGTTGCGATGATTTTAAAAAATTTCTAAGTTAATTAGTTTTAAACAAGTCTTTATAGTGTAGTATTCATTATAAAGACTTTTCTTTTAGGTGATTTATGAAAGTTAAAATTTATGGATTTGATACTAGTTTATACCCATGTGAATCATGTTTAAGAGCAAAAGAATTTTTAGATTATTATAAAATTGATTATGAATTTCTTTCAGTTATTGAACGTGATGAAAATGGTAAATTAGTACATAAGGAGTCTGTTGTTAAACAATTAGAATTAGAATACGGTGATGATGTATCTGGTATAAGTTTACCTCAGATTTTTGTAAATGGCAAATACATCGGAAAATTTGCAATCTTTAAACAAAAGTTTCTTGAAGGAGTTTTTAATGGAACTTGATCTAACAAAAATTGATAAAACCAGTAAAGAATATAAAACAGCAGTTCGAAATATGATTAAGTCAGATTGTTTTGAAAGATATTCTGATGGTTTAGAAAATGGTTGGAAAATTTCAAATAAAGAAATTTCTAGTTTTTGCGCAGAATACAAAGAGTATGGTTCTGAAAATTATATCAGAGCAATTATTGTTCCGATGCTATTAGAAAATTTTGGTGATTGTATCAAATAAGGATAATTATGAAAACAATTAGTTATTATATTTCATTATTCATTCGCTGGCTTTTGTTCCAAAATGCAACGTTTGAAAATGTTGTTAAAGATTTAGACGAAAAGAATTTTTATATTTCTGGCAATTTTAATCATGCTCGCGATTTAGTACACAAAGATCAAACGTATAAAATTTGCGGTCTAAATCATTTTAAGCCATCATTTTTAAGTATTAAAGATCTTAACACTAACAGTATCGGGATTGATTCTGAATATATTCCATTAATTTATCGTGTGATTATTTTCATCAAAGCTAAAAAATTATACACTGAATTATTTTTCGATAAAGTTGAAAAAGATTTAACAAATAAAGAATAAACTATTTACAACAGATCTTAAATAGATTAATATAGATCTAAATTTTAGTAAATAGGAAACAAAAATGAAACAGATCAAAATCACAAAACAAGAATACCTTGACATCTTAAATGATAACTCTAAAAAATTAGTTGTTAAAAAAGTTAAGCAAGGTCTTAAATTTAAAGAAGTTATTTTTTCCGGTGTTGATGTAGTTGCTGAACGTGTAGTAACTGCTGATGGTGTTGAGTACTTTAAATATGCGTAAATTTTTATAGATTATTTTATTAGGATTAACATCAGCAAGCCCATCAATCGCTAAAGCAGTTGAGTGTCCTGATATTGAAACTTAGTTAAAAGTTGAAGTACAGTCTGATGATATTGTAAAAATTTGCAATGATCAGTATATTTAGTACTTTAGTAAAGAATGGAAAATTCCAGTTGCGGTTGTTGAAAAATTAGAAGAATCTGATTTTAAACAAAATAAAGCTCATAGAACAAATGATTTTAGATTTGATTCTAGACTTAGTTATAAAGATCAATTAAATCCTAAGCAATATGCTAAAAGTGGTTATGATAAAGGTCATCTAGCAGCATAGTCAGATACATCTGATTATGATACTGTAAGTCAATAGTACTTAATGACAAATATTGTTCCACAAGATCCTGTTTTAAACAGAACTACATGGAAAAATATGGAAACATTTGCAAAGGATTTAAGAAAGTCTAATTATCATGCTAAGTATGTGATTTCTGGTATTGTATTTGATAATTGTGAAATTCATAAAACAAAAAACGGAATGAATATTCCTGATAAAATGTTTAAAATCATTGCGCATGATAGAATTTCTACTGTATTCTTTATTGACAATATAAAACCTGAATAGAATAAAATTTTTAATTATGAATCTAATTTAGGTATTGTAAATTCATAGTTATGTAAAGTAAAAATTAAGTTTAATCCAGAATAAAGGTATTATAATGGCTTTGATAAACGAAATCGAAAAACTTGATGAAAAAGAACGTCAACAACTGTTTAATGATTTTATTAAACTTTTGAATAAAAAACGTGAATATCATGAAATCCCAGAAAGAATTGTGTGTTCAGCTTGTCAAGTTTTCGTTGATGAACGCGATGGTACTTTAGAGAACGGCGATTATATTATTCATGAAGTATATGGTTTAAGACACTATGATTCTTTTATGAATAAACAAATCAAAGAACTTGAGAAAATGTATAAACATGCTTTATTAGATTGGGAACAAGGATTCTTGACAAATAAAGGTCGTTTTGTTGGGCGCGAAGAAGCAATGAAAATTGCGAAAGAACAAAATCAAGTAATTCGTTTATCAGGGTCACTTAATTCTGATATCTTGTTTTCTGAGGATTTATATTAATGGCTGCAATTTAGTTAGATGGCGCAAGCACTACAGGACATGGAAATTTTCCACCAACAACATGTAAAGCAACTGTATAGAATGTTGTTGTAAATGGGAAGGCTCCATTAATCGATGGCGATCAAATGTTAACCCATTGTGATCCATCGCCATCATGTCATGACTCTGTTGTAATCGGAAGTTCAACAGTGTTCATAAATGGGAAATCTGCAATTAAAATCGGCGATTCTACTGCGTGTGGAGATGCTGTTGCGGATGGTTCTGGTAATGTATTCATAGGATAAAAATAAATGAAAAGATTAGAAAATGGCCGTTTTGAATTAACTGAAGAAGAATTGGTTAAGTTATTTGCGGCTGAAGCTGAATTAGAAGCATTAGAATGTGCTGGTGTCGATAACTGGAGCGGTTACGATTATCGTTGGGATTATCTTGAAGAAGATGGTTTTGAAACATTCCGTGGGTATGCTGAAGATAAAGTAAAAAATCTTTAATAATAGTTATATCATATAATTTTTTAATATTATAAAAATCGTTACTCGGTTAGATTCTGCGGTAACGATTTTATTTTTCTTAATTAATAGGAGTTCAAATGAAACAACAAAAAATTTCTGCTTTAATGGTTGCGTTATTAGTGTCAGCGGGCGTAATAGCAGAAGATCCTAGTTTAAAAAATCCACTCGTGTTAGATGGCCAAACCGTAGACACTCGTACTGTGACTGAACGAGAAACTTACAAAAATACTGTAGTTCCATCTGTAGTTGCAGGACCTGGCCATGTAGTCGTAGGTCAATCAAACATAGTAAATGCGACTGACGGTTCAACTACAGTAATCGGTGGACAAAACTTTGTAGCTGATACTGCTAAAGATGGTAACATTTTTGGTGATGGCTCTTCTATTACAGGTTATCAAAGCCAAGCGGGTGGAGATAACAACCATTTAATCGGCGAACAAAATAGTGCGTTCGGTATGAATAACCAAGTGAATGGTAATCATACACATGCTTACGGCGGTGGCAATAATATCACGGGTGATCAATCAACTGCGACGGGTCACTACAATTTAATTACAGGCCATAATTCAAGCGCATTTGGTTATGATAATAAAGCTCAAGCTAATGAGACCACAGTTGTCGGTCATCAATCTGTAGCAAGCGGTTTAAATGCTAGCGCTTTTGGCTCAAAAGCTACTGCATCTGGCGAATCTTCTTTAGCAATGGGTACAGGTTCAAATGCAACTGCTGATTCCGCCGTTGCAATTGGTAATGATATGAATGCGACTGGTAAAAGTTCTGTTGCACTTGGCGAATCAACAAATGCAACTGGTGTATTTGCAACATCATTAGGTGATAGTTCAAGCGCGTTAGCAAATGGTTCTGTTGCAATTTCAGTTGATTCAAAAGCTAAAGGTGTTAACTCGATGGCTATGGGCCGCGAATCTTTAACCACCCATGATAACTCGGTTGCGTTAGGTTCACATTCCGTGTCTAAGTTAGAAAAATCAGTAACTACAGCAACAGTAGGCTCTAACACATATACAGGTTTTGCTGGCACAACTCCGATTGCAACAGTTTCTGTTGGCGATGAAGGAAAAGAACGTCAAGTTGTTAATGTTGCAGCTGGCGAAATCTCCGCTACATCTACTGATGCAATTAATGGTTCTCAATTATACGCAGTTGCTTCAAAAATCAGCGATGCTGCAAAAGTTCCTGTTGTAGAAGCTGGACAAAATGTTACTGTAGATACAACTACAAATGCAAATAGTCAAACTGTATATACAGTAAATGCAAAAGATTATCAACCAGCGATTGATGCACTTGAAACTAAAGTAACAACAAATACTGCTGATATCCGTTCTGCTGAAAAATTGATTGATAAAAATGCAAAAGATATCGCCGAAAACACTAAATACATCAAATCAGTTGAGCAAAAATTACCTGAAGTAAAATCTGGTGATAACACAACTGTTACATCTGAAACTGATGCAAATGGTAAAGTAATTTATACCGTATCAAGTAAAGATTATCAACCAGCAATCGATGCAAACACAGCTAAAATTGCTGAAGTTGAGAAAGAAGCTAAACGTCATACTGTTGTTGAAGCAGGTGATAATATTAAGGTTACAAAACAAGCCGGTAAAAACGAAGAATCTATTTACAAAGTTGAAACTGCTAAAGATTTAACTGTAAATTCTGTTACTGCTGAAAAACTTGAAATTAAAAATGGCCCAAGTGTGACTAAAGATGGTATTGATGCAAACAATACAAAAATCACTAATGTCTCTGATGGTGTTGATTTGAATGATGCGGTTAATGTTTCTCAATTGAATGGTGTTAAATTAAAACAAGCAGTTCAAGGTCGTAAAATTAAAGAACTTCAAGGTCAAACTGCTTTAGCCCATAAACGTATTGATACTTTAGATAAAGAAGTTCGTAAAAATCGTAAACGTACTGATGCCGGTATTGCTGGTGTAGCTGCAATGGCAAACATTCCGCAAGCATATTTACCTGGTAAATCTGGCGTGGGTGTAGGTGTTGGTTATAAACACGGACAATCTGCGGTAGCAATTGGTGCAAGTCGTTCATCTGATAACGGTAAACATATTGTGAAAGTATCTGTATCGTTTGATACACAAAAAGATACTACAGTAGGCGCCGGTTACATGTATCAATGGTAATTTATTAATAACTTGATTGGGGTTTATTAAACCCCAATTATAAACAGAAATCATTAAGGAATATAAATGAAATTATTAAAAACATTATTAATTAGTTTATCTGTTGCATTAGTTGCTGCATGTGGTAATTTAAGTAAAGTTACAAATGAAGGTACTTTAGCTGATGGCCATGAACTTGTTTGGCCGAAAATTGAAAAATCTGGATTTAATCATGATGGTTCACAATTTGGTACTTGGCCAAATTTAGATAATTTAACAGCGGTTGAGTTATCTGGTAAAGGCATGAACAAAGATCAATTACATAATTTATTAGGACGTCCGCATTTTGCTGAAGGTTTATTTGGTGTATCTGAATGGGATTATGTTTTCAATTTCAAAGAAAATGGTGTTCATAAAATCTGTCAATATAAAATCCTATTTGATAAAAACCATAATGCTCAATCGTTCTTTTGGAATCCAGTAAATTGTGGTTTAGATAAACAAATTCACGAAGTATCTGCTGACTTTTTATTTGGTTTTGACTCTTCTAAATTAACTGAACAAGGTAAAACTTACTTAGTTGAATATCTAAAACAATTATCAGACGCTAAATCTTTAACTGTAATTGGATATACCGATAAACTTGGCTCAGATAAATACAATGTAAAATTAGCAACCGCCCGTGCAGATTCTGTTAAAGAATTTTTGATTCAAAATGGTATCAAAGCAGATATTAATACCACAGGTTTTGGTAAAGATGAAAAACAAGTACAATGCGATAACTTTAAATCATCTGAACTAATTGATTGTTTAGCACCTAACCGTCGCGTAGAAATTATTTCTTACAAATAATAAATTTTTTTAAAAAATCTATTTACATCCTCATTTGTTCTTGATATTATAGCTACATCAAAACAACAAATGAGGATTTTTATTATGTTTAATGTAGATTTAAAATGGGCTAAAAATGTAGAACAATTACGCGAATTAGGTTTATACAATGGATGTAAATATCTTTGTGTAAATTTTGATGGTGTTGTTTTTCATCTTATGTATAATGAAGATTATGATTGCTTTGTTAGCGCAAATGGAAAAACATATCAATTTGATGATTTTGTTGAATTTACCGATATGAGCATTGAATAAGGAGTTAAAATGGAATATATTTTCTATGTTTCTTTTCAAGAAAAAGATTTTCAAAAATATGGTAAAGCATTCTTGATTCAGTGCACTGAATCAGCGGTTGGTCAAAAAGTTCAAGAGCTCAAAAAGAAATATTCTGAAGAACTTGAAGGAAAAGATGTTGCTTACATTGGAACAGAATGTTGTGGTCAAGTATCACATCTAGGACCAGAAATTTTAGATTACCAAGCAATTATTGATTTCAAAAAGAAACCATTAATTCTTGATATTGTATTTGGAAATTGGAAACATTTTCTAAATTAATTAAAAATTTTTAAGAAAACTATTTACAACTTAAAATAAATGGTGTATTATTAATCCATAAATTAAACAAACAACAAGGAAACAAAAATGAAACTATCAATTACAATTAAACCAGCTAAATATACATCAACTTCAAGAAGTCAAATTTTAAAAGATATTCTATCTGGAAAATCTCACACAATTGCAGGTATTCCAGTTGATATTCAAGGAAGTTATATTGTTTATAGTATTCAAAAAATCCGTGGTCATTGGGAATATACTTACTACAAAAATGGTAATGTAAAATCTGGAAAATATGTACCAACTTCTTATGTTGGTTATAAATATGTAGTTCCTCCTTCATTACTTGTAATGACTGGGATGAATATCAAATCAACTAAAACTGGATATAAACTAGTTAAAGTAAAATAATAAAACTATTTACAATATTCGTAAATATAGATATAATACAATCAAAATAAATCATTAGGAGATTAAAATGGCAACTGGATTCCAAACACTTAACAACCGTTCGCAAGTTCATGAGTTTTTCAGAAACTTAGAGCGTTTAGGCAAACAAGGTTTCAAAATTGATTGCACGTTCCATGTAAATGGGCGGGTAGATGATGTTGTTAATGTTGATGACCTCAGTAGATTCCCAATTGAAGTTACTGAAATTATCACAGGCAATACAATTCACTATGTTGTAATTGAACCACGTCGTTAATAATCATTTATAAACCGATTTAATCTTGGTATAGGCTAACGTTAAACTACTGTTAGAAAGACAGAGAAGCCAGTTAAATTCTGGCGCTGGGATTAAATTATAAATCCAGAAATGGTTACTTGGAATAATTATTTGAATGGTCAAACGGATGTTCCAAGTAGGTTTATAATATTAGGATGTAATAATGGAATTATCAGAATTTAAAAATCGCATTCAAATGCTTTCTAAAGTAAAATCAGAGTATTCTGTAGAATATTGTAATGCTATATTATTAAATGCATTATTAAGCACTACAGATGCATCTATTAATGGGATTAATAAATTAGTAAAATTAAAAAATGTAAAGAAAGCATTTGAATATGGTATTTTATTATGGAAAAATCCAGAAAAATTTGATGTTAAAAAATACATTAAGTTATTAAAGAAAACTATTTCAGAGATGGAGAACATAAATGAATGAGCTATACAAACGATTGCTAATTGAATCAAAAGCAAAACTAGAAGATGCTTGGAGGTATCTTTGACATCAATCAGAAAAAGCTTGATCTTGAAGAATTGAATTTAGAAATGAGTATTCCATCATTTTGGGATAATCAAGTAAAAGCTATTCAAAAATCAAAAGAACAAGAATCATTAAATTCTGAAATTAGTAAATTAGAAAATATTAAAGATTCTATTGAGTTATTACTTTCTGAAGAAGGTGAACACCAAGATATTTTGGATGAAGTCATTAAAGAACTAAATGAAATCGAATTCCAAAAAATGTTTTCTTCTGAAACAGATTTTCTTAATTGCTACATTGATATTCAAGCGGGTTCTGGTGGCACTGAATCAAATGATTGGGCTCAAATGCTTTTAAGAATGTATACCAGATGGTTATCCCAAAAAGGCTTTGACACTGAATTATTAGATTATACTAAAAGTGATGTAGCTGGTATTAAATCAGCTACACTAAAAGTAACTGGTAAACTTGCTTATGGTTGGTGTAAATTTGAATCTGGCGTCCATCGTTTAGTTCGTAAATCTCCATTTGATTCTAATAATAAGCGCCATACATCGTTTGCAGCAGTATTTGTTTACCCGGAAGTAGATAATTCAATTAATATTGAAATTAATAAATCTGATGTACGCGAAGATACATTTAGAGCATCTGGTGCAGGCGGTCAACATATTAATAAAACAGACTCTGCAATACGTTTAACCCATATTCCAACTGGGATTGTAGTTACTTGTCAGTCTGAAAGATCTCAACATTCAAATAGAGCTTCCGCATGGGATCAATTAAAATCTAAACTATATCAATTAGAACTTCAAAAACAAAATGAAGTTAAATCTGAAATTGAAGATAGTAAATTAGAAAATGGATGGGGTTCACAAATTAGAAGCTATGTATTAGATGATTCTAGAGTTAAAGATTTGAGAACCGGTTATGAATCAAAAAATCCATCTGCTGTATTAGATGGCGATTTAGATCCATTTGTTATTGAAATGTTACAAAAGGAAATTAATTATGCAAGTAAACCTTGGAAAAGCGATGAATCCACCTGCTATTGAAATCGGATTAAAGAATGTTGGAGACACTGTTTTGTTTCATGATGGTAAAACTGGTAAAATTGTTGCCGTAGCTGGGAAGAATTTTCCATACCATCAATTTGCAGTTAATGTTGATGGAAATCTTAAACAATATGACTATTTTGGAAATCCGTTGTTAGATGATGACCCAATTATCATTAAAGTAATTTCTAGATTTAGTGAAAAGAAAATCATTCAAATTTCAACAGCATTATCACAAGACACGGAAGAAACCTGGGGTGAACATATCATTACAGCTTTATGCGATGATGGATCTGTTTATGTAAAATCAAATGACAAAGAATGGAAAAAATTACCACCAATTCCTAAGGATTAATTTATGAGTAAAGTTCAGCAAGTTTTTAAAACAACCGATGGATATTTCCATTCATCGTTAGAATTAGCAGAATTTCATCAGAAACAAGTAGACCAATTAAGAGATGCAAGAAATGGCTATCTTGCATTTGAATTTCTCAAACGTTATCATCCTGATATTTACGAATTGAATAGGAAATGTTTTTGGCTGATTTTCAGTGGAAATGATTCATCAACCGATATCTCAAATATGATTTCTATTTTCTATGGTGAATATAAAGATGCAATTCTACACGCATTAACAAAATCCTGTTTTTATATCCATGATACGTTTGGCCAGATTATTCCGATGGAAGGAGAATTTAAAAATGACTAAAGATGTTTTGAAGTTATTAGCACTTTTGGTTATTGTGATTTTTATCTCAATGTGTATTTCTGTTTCAGTTGGATTTATTGCTCAAGGATTTTTAATGTTTTCCCCTAATGCATCGTCGATTTTAACATTACTTACTTTTTGCATCGCATTAGGTTTTATTGGTCATAAAGTTGTAAATAGTAAAAATAAATTCATAAATTTTTTCTTTTAACTATTTACATCCTCATTTGTTCTTGATATTATAGCTACATCAAAACAACAAATGAGGATTTTTATTATGTCTACAGAAGTATTATTTTTCTACAAAGAATACCAAGTTCATCGTCTATACAAAGAAAAACAAAGTATCCCAGAATCACGTATCAAAATTACTGCCCGTGAATTAGGATTATTTACTACCTTTATCGCACAGGTTACTAAAGATAACAAATATGTTACAGTAACTGCTTATCGTTGGAATAAATTATTAACCCGTTATGATATAATGAGTGTTAAAGAATACTATCTAGAAGGTTATCAATTAATCCCAGCAAAAGCTAAACGTAATTAATTGGAGGATTTATGTTATCGAAAATTGCAGATGTTATTTTATCTATCATAGGGTTTGTTGTACTTAGTCTATGTGTTGCTGGGTTTATTTTACTTGTAAATCTATAAGGAGTTTATTATGTCTCAAAAAGAATATGTTGTTAAGTACAGAAAACAAGCAATTGTTAAAACAGTTGATGCTAGCGCAGTTATTGGTATAGATACTCAAGAGTTTACTAATGTTCATGACTTCAAAGAATTCGTTAGTTCATTACAATTTGATCAAGTTATTGAAATCTATGAAAAGGTTAAATTGAACTATGACGAATTAATCAAAGATACATTATACAGTATTACGTATCAGATGAACTCGTCAAGTCTAGGTTTATCTCAAACCCTAACAAAATCATTTAAGACTTTTGAAGAACTTAGTAAATTCGCCGATTCTATTGTTCATAAGCATACTATTTTATCTGTTGATTTACCAAAGTCTGCTGACTGGATTAAAGAATTCAAAAGAATTTCTTAAAAATTTTCAAAAAATCTATTTACATCCTCTTTCTGTTTTGGTATTATAGCTACATCAAAACAACAAAGAGGATTTTTATTATGCGTAACTCAAAATTTATTCGTCACCCAAACCGTGAAATGTTTATCGATGCCCAAGATGATATCTATGGGCCAGGTAATTCTTTTGTTACTTGGGAAAAACATAAAGGCGACGAAATCCCGGTTAAAACTATCGATGGCGTAAAATATACTATCGCGTCTAAATGTGTTCAAATGAGTAATGGTATCTGGGTTGGTCTTGAAGAACAATTTCCATTAGAAGATTACTTAAACTCGCATTATAAAATTAAAATTGATGGAAATGGTTATATTTTAGTGGAGGAATAAAAATGATTCGTACTGAAGTTATTTGCATATTGGCTAATGGGGTTAAATATAATTATTTTATTAATTATGAAAAAGAGTATCCTTTAGATTATATGATACGATTTGGTTTAGAAGTTATTAAAAATGCAACGAACCAAGAAATTGATTATTCAAAGGATGTAATTATGATTATAGACAATTGTGGCACGTTTAAACTTCTCGGTGAGGACTACAAGAAATGGAATATAAACACAATAAAGGCAAAATTAATGAATCTATGGTTAAGGCTTTGGTAACCGATTCTTTATTCAGACAACGCATAGAGAAACCAAAGAAAGGAAAAGGATCTTATTCTAGAAAAGATAAATATAATAAAGGAGCTTATAGCTCCTTTTAATTTATCTAGAATATACCGAGGTAAATATGCGTAAAAATAATGAGCAAGAAGAGCTAGAAACACTAGACAATGAATAGCAATAGGATAATTCAGATTTAATTGAAAATGATTCTAATGAGCTTCTAGATGACGATAACGGCGATAATGAATATAACCCAGAAGTAACAGAAGATACAGAATTAAAGGAAGAATATAATGATTCAGAATATCATAACCACCATAAAATTGTTCCGCCTGAATACAACGATCAAGAATTTGATTCGTTATCTAAAACAGAACAAAATAAAATAGTTCGTAATAACATTATTAGTGTTATTGCTTTCTTTATATTTTTTCTGATTATTTTTTAGATAATTTTATAAAATGGTTTACATCCTCATTTGGTTTTGTTATTATATGAAATAATCCAAATGAGGATTTTTTATAAGGATAATTTATGAGAAGTTTATCAGAGTTACTAAACGAAATGGCACCGCAGAGAATTCAATTAAGTTATGGGTATGTTAAAGAATATCAAGAAGATATTCTAAATAATATCGAAAAAGCAAAGTTGTTATCAGTTGAATCTAGGGATGTTGGATTTTATTCTTTAACAACTTCTAAAGGTAATTATTACTTTCTATATAAAGATAGAATAATTTATTACTTTGTTCACTATAAAGAATTTCCAGGTTTCAAAAATATTTCAAAAACACCATTCAGACAATGCCTGGTATGGAGAAATAAAGTTAATAGAACCGGTGCTACCGTCGGTTTTGCTAAAAAAGTATTTTGGGATATTTTATTCAAAAAATATAACGCAGTTATTTCAGATTCGCAACAGTCTAAAGAAGGCGAAGGTTTATGGGATAACTTGATTCAGCAGGCATTTGAGAAAGGATATATAGTTAAGGTCCATAACACTAATGATAAATCGTTTAAAGAATATACATCATTTGACGATTTAGATAATGATAAAGATTCTCATTATGGTGATTCAAATTTTTACCAAAGATTTATCATTTCTATTGAGAAACCATAATTAAAATCTAAAGAAAAGGTCCAATTAAGGACCTTTAATTTTATGCGTATTGTAATCTTTCTTGAAGCAATGCCATCTGATGTAAAATGTGATGGATATCAGTATTCTTTTCAAACCATTTAGTTAACTTATCAAAATACTTTTCAGCCATTTCTTCAAATGGTAATTCAGATACTTTAACATGCCATCTAACTGAAATATCTTCAGCCATATCGTTAATCATAATATTCCAATAAT